GTTGAGTTGCGCAACGCCCTCCTTAGTGAGGTTGCTGATGCGCCTTGGTCAGCCTTTCCTGCGATGGTGGCCCGTGTGCCCCTCGCCCCACCGGTTCAGCTTTTCTCCAGCCCGGTGTCTTTACCGGTCCTAACTCCCAAAAGTGAAATTTTGGGTTCCATGGTCACTGAAGCTTCAGAGCAGCCTGTCTCTATAGATAGGTTCTCTCCCTCCAATGACTGGTCACCGCACGCCCTGACCCACCTGTTTTGGGAGACGTCGTTTTGCGGAGCAGAAGTCATTCCTGGCTTCAATAGTGGGGCGTTCGTTATAGGAGCATCGAAATGAACGAAGCCATGTCCAGCCCAATTTTGGGTTTGGGCGTTGCCGCAGCTGAGGATGGTGAAGTTCCACTGCTGGACCATATGCATGGTGGCATTGCTGTCGGGGCTCGTCTTGAGCATCGGCATTTATGCCCTTATGACTCAACTAAGGAGTACCGGCACACTCATTGTGTCAAAACTTCTGAAAAGCAGTCAGCTTACATGCATCTTGAGAATCCCTGTGAGGATGTCCCCTCGGCCGTTTATTACGCTGCCTCAGAGTTGAGGCGCGTGGGAGACGGGATTGAAACCCTCCTCGCTGAAAGCGCTTTCTCTGGGAGTCTTCCCGAGATCGCTACTCGCGAGGTTCCGGAGTTGTCCTCTATCCCTCGTGAGCCCCTACATCGGCGCCTGAGGGTGATGGTGCCAGCCCTTGCTTGTTGGGCTAGCACCGCCTTCGGGTATGCCCCCAAGGAGTACAATGTTAAGGACGTGCCTGATGAAGTGCTAGCTTACTCAAACAAGTCCATTGGGGCCGTGGACTTGAATTCAACAGCAGCTATGGCCCTTCATGCTGCCGACATGTCCATGCAGTCTGTTAACCGAGCCCATGCCACAGTTGATCCTGTGGAAACCGCATTGGTTACAGCGCATTCCTTGGTGAAACGTATTGAGGCCATCGAACTCTTGGCTTATGCCGTTCGATCGACCGAGTTCCGGCGAAAGAAGTTGTTCTGGTGGCTTGGACTACCCACATTGACAGAGATTCCATTTTTGGTTGTCCCTGTTGTTAAGTGGGGTTTGGCCTGGTCCATCAAAATCTCCTTTGCCTTGTTGTGCTTTCTCTCTTCTTACTGGCTGTACCGCTCCATCATTTCACCTCACCTTATTGTTGATGGATTGCGGAGCAAGCCTCGTCTTGGCGCCATCATATGACTCCCGGCCGTCCTGCAAAGGAATGGGTATCTGGTGTCTAGGTCGTTTGTCCCTCCTTTAGGACCTGGAGCTTACGAGTTAAGCTCTTGGACGACGGACACCATATGCTTTGGGCTTGGTGATGTCAGGTTGTTGGGATCTCATTGTCAGATCCTGACCCAGCCATCAGAGACTTGTGCCAGTGAGAATCAGAAGGGGGCGACCTGTGTTGGCTATGTTTCGTCCATGAGTCACGTTTGCAGGCGCTGTGGGTGCAATGCTCACCACAGCTTGTGCAATCGCCATGGGCTTAAGCGACTAGATCCCACCCGTCCTTTCACTTTATGCCTTGAGAGCCTCGTGTTGGCGTTTAGGGTTGTTGCTGTGAATTATGTTCGTTTTCGTACTGGTCGGCAGGCTTGGCTTTTGAAGTGGCCTGCCTCGAAGCGTGACCTTTTCCTTCGATCGATGGTCTTTGATCCGTCGGTTCCTTATAAGGTTAAGATCATGGTTAAGTACGAATATGACCATTCTGTGCCTCGCCGTGCCAGGGCTATACAGATGTATTTCAACCTTATTACTCAGGCCATGTTTGGCCCTCATTTTTATGCCTTGCAAAAGGCGACTTGTGAGTTGTTTAATAGGCTGGAATTGTCTCCCGGCATAGACGTTACCATCGCAAGTGGCATGAACGCCTCCCATTTGTCATTGTGGATGGATAATGTCGTCGCTAGAGGCGCACTATGGTTTTATGAACGTGACGGGAAAGATTGGGACTCGACAATGAGTGTCATGCATGCGAGATTGAGGATCATGCTGTATGGCCTTGTCGATGCCAGGTTGTCCGATTTTACGATGAGGTGTGTTAAGGTTAAAGGTTTTGGTAGGTTTAGGGAAGGCATCTTGCGCTACTCCGTCTTCACGACTGTGAAGTCTGGTCAGAACGACACGAGCCTGGGCAATGGCATTGTGAATTTGGCTATTATAGTCGAATCCATGATGTTGCTCGGCTTGCGTGGATCAGTTATAGTGAGTGGCGATGATTTGCTTGTGGCCATGTACCAGGATTATGACGTCGGAGCGTTGAAGGCAATCGAGGAAAGCTTAGGGATTAAGCCCGTTGCCCGCAAGTTCACGTCTCCTTTTGATGTTTCGTTTGTGTCAGGCGTCTGGTTTTTGAACGGAAACAAGTACCAGTTCATCCCTAAACCGGGGCGCTTGGTTGCTCGTCTATGGTGGTCTGTGAATCCTCCTTCTTCAAGGAAACTCGAAGCGTATAGGAGGGGGGTTGTCCGTGGGCTGCTGCCCGTTTGTGGCGGCATTCCGATTATTCGGAAGTGGTTGTCCAAATTTGATTCTGAAGGTGAGGCCCTTCCTAATGACCGCTACTGGGTCCTTAAGCATTGCGCAGTTGATTGGGATCCTTTGGTCCTATATCATTTTTGCGCGCGCTATGGTGTTACAGTTAGCCAGGTCGAGGAGTGTGAATCAATGTTGGATGCATTGCCCACGGAACCTCTCTTCATTAGGCACCCAGTGTTGGATGCTATGATGCGCGTCGATCTTGCAGACCCGGTAGATCGTCCTGAAATGTTTGGCTTCTGACTCCCCGGGTTGGTAATTCCCTTTGTGGTTCGCTCGGGGCTTAAGTTAGTCACTAAATTCAGTGCAATGCAATCTCGCGTTCTTGACGAATTGGAAAAGTTTGGCGTTACGGGGCCTTCCCGTGATTGGATCATCAAGTCCCTTGATCCAGCGTCCGTTGGTCCCGCTCCTGGCATACCAGATGCTTCTGATGCCATTGTTCTTCGCCCGGAGTATCGTACTCAAGTGTCTCTTACAGTTCCTGTAGACACTTCCTCCGGGTCCGTCCCTGCGAGTTGGGACCTTATGTGTATCATTCCTCCGGGTGATATGAA